CGACTTTGGAAGGTCCTGGTACTCTTCGGCACCTGGTTCCATCGTGTCAGCCCAGTGTTGGGGAGGTGGTGCAGGACTCTTTTTGTCGGCGTAATCGTAAAGGTCTTGAATGGCCTTGGAAACAGCCTGCGCAGAAGTGAACTGCATTGCCAGGTCTCCACGTGGACGAATGCCATGTGTTTCCTTGTAGACGTCGCTGTATGTCTGAAGCAGATCTTCGTAATCCTGCTGCGCGAATGATTGTTGCATTTCTGTTTCCTACTTCACATTTTTTCTTTTGCATCTCTAGAAATCATTTTTGACAAGTCCCTGTTGATAGAAGCGACCTTATCTATTTCTTTCACCACAATATCGAATTTTGAGTCTTTGTCTGCGCTCCAAATTGTTTTCAAATTTTGACAAGCGCGTGCAACATATTTTACGGCATTTCCAGGATTTTCTGTAGCCTTCTTTGAATCCACCAGTACCTCTTTTGCTGGTTGTAGGCCTTTGGCCGCAAGAGGTTTTAGCGCTCCGTCTATGATACCAACTGCGCTATAAAATTTGTCAAGATCATCCTTGTTTTCATTTGACCATGCCTTTTGCTTTGCCTTATCTTTAGGTGGGGTCCAGCTTTTGATGTTTTTTGATGATTCTAGCGCCACGGAGGCTTTTTTCAGTATCTTGACAAATGCAGGAGCAATTGATAGAAAGTATGCTTTTCGATGTTTTTCATCTTTGATGTTCAAATCTGATGGGGTGTCAACACCCTCAAGATCTGCATTTTTGATTGCGGATTCAAAGTTATCCGATGATGATGTTTTGATGGTGTCCAAAGAATAGTTTGACATGTCTCTCATTTCATCATCAAACTTGACGCCAAAACCTTTGAACGCGCTATCAAGCCACGCAAGAATTCCTTCTCCCTGGCCTAGGCGTTCGTTGATTCTTCTTGTATTTCTAGATTTCTCTCTCAGCAAAATTTCTAATGCAAACGACTCTAAAATTTCTGTACCATCATTTTTCATCTCATCTTCGCCTAATTTGTTAGCTTTTTGACCTGGTTTGCTACGAGTCTTGACATTCTTGCAAAACTGCCGCATGGTGAAACCTTTTGGATTTCCACATTTCTTGGCACGTTTCGATCTCTCTTCAGCACTCCAAGTCTCTTTCATGGAACTAAGTATCAGGCTTCACCTAGGATTTTCTTCTTTCGCATTGCCGGGTCTGCACCGAACCAGTTATCCAAAGTCTGCTTCAGGTCTTCACCGGGAACGATTGAGAACATTCGAGGATTCTTGATAATTTCAGCGTACTCTTCATCCTCTAGCGCCGCCAAACCTTTCTTGTAACTGACATCCCACTTCTTGATGTCCTTCGTTGCCTTTTGCCACTTCTCAAATTCTTCATGAGTGTAAAAAGGCACCGTCTCCTTTCCTTTCTTCGCAACCACCAACGGAGTCATTACACGGTAGAAACGATTGTCCTTGAGGAGTTCTGGCCAGTAGCGACCGAAGAAATTGGTGAGAAGGCCTGCGATAGAATCGCCGTCAGGATCTGCGTCGGAATACACTAGAACCTTTCCGTAACGTAAATCCTTGGGTTCCTCACCCATTCGAAGACCGAGAGCGGTGAGAATGTCCTTCACTTCCTGGTTCTGAATCACCTTGGAGGCAGGCAGTTCGGAAACATTGAGGAACTTACCACGAAGTGGGAATGCACCTTGAGTGGTAGGGTCACGGTACTTTCGGAATGCGCTGGATGCCGAATCACCTTCGAACAGTGCCAAAGTACACTCTTCACGATTTCGACTCTTGGCATCGATGAGTTTTAGAACCTTACCACCTGAAACCTGTTTGTTGAGTTCACGAAGCTTCTTTCGTTCCTCGGCCATGCTCTTCTGCTGAGCCCAATCCAGAATCCTTTGAATCATTTCAGATTCGCATACCTGTTTCAGGAATTTGTCTGAAAGTTCGTGCTTGGAACCGAAATCACGTGGATCGGTGATCAGCTTCTCCTTGGTTTGCGAAGAGAATGAGGAGTTGACGATATCACAGCTAACAAACACGAACATGTGGTTACGAATTTCGGCAGGTTTCAGATCGATTTTATTCTTCTTCTTCAGTCGAGCACGAACCGCTTCCACAATCTGCCAGGTGACAAAATCAACGTGAGTGCCACCGTCCTTGGTTTCCACACCGTTGACGAAGGAAACCTGTTGCATTGAACCGTTGGATGTACCTACGGCAATACGCCAGCGTTCCGAACCTTCGTAGAAAACATTCTCGGTGTAAAGACGACAGTAGGCTGAGAAGGATGAGAAGTTGAAACGTTCACCGTTGAACTCAACACGAATGAGCGGATTACAAGCGGCAATATCGGCACACCGCTTTCTCATCATTTCTACGTGGTCATCATCCAAACCTGTCAAACCGAAACGTGAAAAATCTGGAATGTAGGAGATCTCAGTGAATCCCTTTGCGCCCTTGGTGATTTGGGGTTCTGAACGATTACGCATATTTCCGGTGAACACCTGGTCGAATGTGTTCTTTCCGTCACAGGTTCGAATGCGAAACTCGGTGGAGAAGATGTTGGTGAGAGTAGCACCTACACCGTTTGTACCTGCCACAAGACGTTCCTCAGAATCGTCGAAGTTTGAACCTGCCTTGAGGTTACTGAAGATGAGTTCAGGAACCCATTCGTCATGGTCCTTGTGCTTTGCGACAGGAATACCACCGTTATCTAACACCGTTATTCGACCAGTAACTTTGTCAGTGGTGACAGAAATCTGGTTGAGCTTGGTGTTTCGACGGTGTTCATCGGCTGCGTTTGAGACGATCTCGTCAAAGATCTTCATGAAAGCAGGATTCACCTGAACTGGACGCTTTGCAAATCGACCCTGTTCGTTCAGGAGATGAACTTCTTCCTCACGAGTCTTGGTGGAACCGACATACATTCCTGGACGAAGGAGTGCGTGTTCGATATCATCTAGTTTTCGAAACTTCTCTTCAATTGTTTTCATCGTTCTCCTTCAGCCAGTTGTGATACCACGTGAGAGCGTGGTCTTTTGGTTCTACCGCTTTCCAATCGCCTTTGATGAAAATGTGCCAGGCATCGTTGGCGTACTTTCCTACACCGTGAAGTTCCTTTGGCTCGTTCCAAGGCTTGGTAAGATATTCGCGGCTAAACTTTTGTAAAGTCAGTGGCCTGCGACGCCAGAAACCAAGCGGCTTCAACATCTCACCGATTTCTTCGGGTGGTGATGCCAGAAGAGATTCAGGGGTAGGCCAGCGTTCAAAGAAAGGCCACACCACTTTGTTGAGTTGCTTTCGTGTGGTTTGGTTGAGCATCATACAAGCTACCAGAATCTTCCATTCGTCCGGCCACAGTGATTCTTGAATTAGGTCACCAGGAGACTTAGGCGGAACCCAAGAGTTCATGTCATCTTCCAAAGACCACCATTGGTCATAAGGATTCTATTCTATTTTCAGGTGATTTACAACCAATCAGGGGAGTTTTGTTCAATCCTGTCATCTATTTGTCGGTAATCGTAGAGGAGTTCATCGTCAGGTCCGATGTCCTTCAGTGCCTTACCGTCAGGTGAGAGGTTTGGTCGCCTTGAGTGGTTGATGAACTTCTCATTGTCTTTGTCCAGTCTCCACTCGCCTCCGACATGGTAAGCGAAATTGTCCAGGAACCCCCTAAAAGATGGTGAAGCATTCTCAGCATCCTCATCAGTGTAGACGTCGTAGGTTCCTGGACGTTTATCGCAAACAGGCTGGCCAGCTTTCACAGGCTCTTTGACGAACAGGCCATTACCGGCTCCGGAGATCTTGCTTGGTGAGAGGTATGATTTGACAAGTAGCATGCATTAACTATTCTTCTTCAATTCACCGTAATAGTCAAAATCTTCACCTGCAGAACCCATGAAGTGTCCGTGGTCTTCGTGTGACCAGGAATCACCTGAGAACACTTTAAAGAACGGTGGCTTGGCTTCTTCCTTACACAGTGACTCACAGATGTAGCGCATCTTGTTGTTCGGACCACAGGCCAGGACTCCTGTCTGCTTGTCAAACATGAAGTTGGCCTGTTTGTGTTCAGACCACCACTGTGCCTCTGAAAGGTCGATGCCTTCATTGATGTGAGGAGGAGAAAAGTCGATGGTCCAGAGGTACTTTCCTTCGAACCACCTACCAGACTTGTTCTGCATCTTCACAGAACCGTGTTTGAACAGTGACTTTTCATAGATCTGAATGTCGCCTGAAATACAGTCCCACCAACCAACATCCTGCAAACGAATCTCTTCGTTAGGAGTTTCTGGGTTCTCAAAGATTGCGCACTGAAGTGTCTTGTCGTAACAGGCCTGGTATTCTGGAAAGTATACTTCGAACATCGGTGTGGCACGAAAAACCGATTTCACACCGACCAGAATACCGTGAACTGTTTCGTCCTTTCCCCACTTGAAATTCTTGGGTCCAGTGAGAAAGGATTTCTTAACGTACACATTGCGGTAAGGCAAACTTTGGTAAATCACAGACCCTCCAACCAGTTTCTGATATCTGAAACCTTGTCGAATCCCCTGTACTTCATGATTTTCCAATCAGAAGGAAGAACAGTGTCAAGTGGTTCATCATTGATTGTAAGCTCTCTGATGAACCACTTCCACTTATCCTTTTCTCTCCAGTTGATACTTTCAATCTTTGCCTTGTAGAACTCTACAATGGGGTTCTGTCCAGGTTGCGAAAGTTCTGCGAATCCACGCGTATTCGGTGGGTAACGAATCTCATAATTCATATCAAACACATTGCGGTTCATAATGAACTCCAAAGTATTGTATTTCAGAAATCGACTATGAACACTTAGAAGAACCACAAGAACTACAGGTGACGCAACCTTCCATGTAGACCAGAGAATCAGAACCACAGTTCTTGCAAGATTTATCACCTGACGACTTGGTTCCGTCAGGAATGTAGGTTTTCAGAACTCTTGCAAGGACTCGACTGAAGGAGAACATGTCCTCATTCTTGCCCTTCTGTAACTGTTCGACAATGAAGTTGATTGGGATTTGGTGGCGAAGAGTGAGTGACAAAGTTCTAGTGAAAGCGCTGTGTGTAGGATTCGCAAATTGATTGACGATATCCTTGAAAACCACTTCATCGTCATTACCGACAGGAACTCTCAAGTTGTATGTCGCCACGCCATCCTTTTTTCCGTTCTTGACAATGAATCCTGTCTTTGATTTCTTGGGAACTTCGATGTTCTCAGCAACACCGCAGAAGATTTCGTATGGTTTTTCGTCTTGCAGGCCCACCAGAACCAACCAACTTTCACCTCGAATGTTTACCCTGTGAATCTCGCATGGCAGTTCCTTAGGACGCTTGATGACAGAATTCTCATCCTTCTTCTTCTCGTCCTTCTTGGTTTCCTGAACCAGCACACCAGTTCGGCATCCGTCGCGGTAAACCGTGAAACCCTTGCAACCTGATTTCCATGCCGTCATGTAGACCTGAGAAACCAATTCCTTGGTCGCATTGTTTGGAAGATTACAGGTCTTGGAGATTGAGTGATCAATCCAACGCTGGGCGGCAGCCTGAATTTCGACCGACTTCAACCAATCTACGTCGTTGGAGGTTGCGTTGTGGTAGGGCGAATCCCCCGCTGCGAACTTTCCAGTAACATCCATCCACTTCTTGAAGTTGTGGTGGTAAACAGTGTACTCCTGCCACTTATCACCCGAGGCGTCCACAAAATCAGGAACCACGCCGGCATCAGAGTTTGATACCAACTTACGGCGACGCCTGTATGAAAGCAAGTAAGCAGGTTCAATACCTGACGTAGTTTGAGTTAGGCAACTCACGGAACCAGTGGGTGCAGTTGTTGTCAGCGAGATGTTTCTACGACCAAAAGTCTTCCACTTCTCTTCGAAATCAGGTCCAATCTGTGAAATGATTTCCTGCAGAAAGTCGTGATCCTTTTCCTTCTGGTAGTTGAAGACCGGGAATGCGCCGCGTTCCTCTGCCATCACGATGCTGGACTTGTGGGCACCAATCGCCATTGCACGGTAAATCTCCTCAGTCTTGGCAATTGATTCATCAGAGCCGTAACGAAGGCCTAACATTGCGAGCGTATCACCTAGCGCAGTAACTCCAAGTCCGGTTCTACGTGCCTTAGTCGCCTTGTCCTTCACCTTTTCCCAGAGTTCTGTTTCAACTCTCTTGACATGTGCAGGTTGTGGATCGTCTGCTATCTTCTTTCTAATCCTGTCGACTGCCTCAATTTCTAGATCTACCAGGTCGTCCATCAATCGCTGGGCCTTGACGACCACTTCATGGAACTTATCAAAATCGAATCGAGCCTGTGATGTGAAAGGATCAATCACAAAAGATGAAAGGTTTAGCGCCATCAGGCGGCAGGAATCGTAAGGGCACAAAACGATTTCACCGCATGGGTTTGTAGAGATCGATGAGTATCCTTCTTCGGCGTAAAGATCAGCCGGAGTTGTGCGCTGAACTGTATCCCAAAACAACGCACCCGGTTCAGCCGAAGTCCAGGCGCTGTCGACAAACTGGTCCCAGATCTCCTTGGCATTCACCTCACGAGTGATCTTGGCATCCGAAACGTTTGCCGTGACAGGCCAGCGCAATGTATACTTCTCATTCTTTTCAACTGCATTGAGAAAGTCGTCAGTGAACCGAACAGAGATGTTGGCGCCTGTCACCTTAGTCAGGTCACGCTTGACGTTGATGAAGGTGTCAACTTCAGGGTGACGACAATCGATGGTAAGCATCAATGCACCACGACGTCCACCTTGAGCAACCTCACGTGTAGAATTACTGAACCTCTCCATGAAGACGCCGATACCGTCAGTGGTACGAGCTGCGTTGGAGGTCACCACACCCTTAGGACGAATCTTGGAGATGTCAAAACCGACACCACCGCGACGCTTCATGATCTGGACTTGCTCCTGATCAGCCAGAAGAATACCACCGTATGAATCTTCAGGTTGGTCAATCACGAAACAGTTAGAGAGCGACTGAACCTGATATGGGTTACCGATGGCGGACATTGGAGAACCTTGAGGCACAACATACCTGAAATCCCTGAGAAGTTCATAAATCTCGTCCTCTGACATGGGATTTGAATACTTCGCTTCAGCTCTTGCAAACTCCTTTGCCAATCGACGATGCATCTCATCAGGTGACTTCTCGATAAATTCACCATCAGGCACACGAAGAAGGTACTTGGTCACCACATCGGCAGCAAGTCCGTCACCGTGAAAATACTTCAATGATTCTTCTAACACTTCATTTTTCTTATACATTACTCATCCTCACTTTTTTCAAGTACTTCTTTGAACTTTTTCGCCAACAGATCATGCATTTCGCTCTTTTTCTGAGACGCAACTTCGTCCAGTGTCAAAGCGGTCTCATCCAAGATTTCAAACCTGGACATTGAGGTATCGATGCTTACTGGGAAGACGATACCGTCTTTACCTGCGCGATTTTTGGCGATAAAGAGTCGTCCGAATCCGGTCGCTTTTTCTGCGGCCTTGCGGGAGAGACTGACAACCACGTCAGCAACCATTGCCTTGCCATAAGCTTCTGACATATTTTCAAGACCGACGACATTTGCTTGTGCGCTCTCCCGGTTGGCCTGCGAGGCCGTCCAAATTGGAATTTCCAGTTCCATTGCCAGATTACGAAGCTCTTCGTAAACCAACTTCAGTTCGTGTCGCAAGGAATCATATGACCTCGACGACTTCATGATGTCTGCGTAATCTATAATCACAACGTCGGGTTTGAATCCTTTTAATTGTAACTTTTCTATGTGATTACGAACTGTCATCACCGAAGCGCTGCCAGTAGGATACTCCTTGATGACCAGGCGACCTAACTTCTTTTCCTTGTAGGTTTTTGTGACGAGTTCCTTGTGATCATGAACTTCATTGGAAGGCAGGCCACAGAGATTGGAATCGTAACGAATGCCAACTGCGTGCTCAGTAAGCTCAAATGTGTAGTGAAGAACATTTTTTCCTTGCCTCATTGCATTCGCGCCAACAGCCACCAACCAGTGTGACTTGCCGACGCCAGTGTTTGCCACAACCACTGCAATTTCGCCACGACCCAGGCCACCTTGAAAGATGTCCTTCTCATCCAATCTCTTGAAACCGGTTGGGATTGCGTGACGATTTACCTTGACGAATCGTGCCTCAATGTCGTCGAAGAAGTCGTGACCCGTAGTATTTGGCATACCGACGGATACCGCCTTCTTCATCAGGCCGACCACTTCCTCAAAATTTTCACCTTGAATCAGGTCGACCGCCTTTTCCAAAGCTTCCTTGAAGGCCTGCTTCTTGCAGAAATCGAGAGTTTTTTCCTTGACGTATGAGATGTCGCCTGGATGGGGGTTGGCCTTTACGCGGACCAGATAATCAACAACCTGATCTCGGAGAATGGTATCACTGCCTCCTGACAGGTCTTCCTTGACAATGGTGACCAGGAGACCAAGAGTCGGGAAACTCTTGTACTTGTTATAGTAGCTGAAGTATCTATCTGACAAGAACTTCAGGTAATCAACATCAAAGAAACTAGGATTCATCACCTCGACCATTTGAGAGGCCCAGGGGGAATCACCTAGCATTCCTTGAAAGATCTTTTCTTGAAACTGCTTGCCAAATTTTGAGAACATTTGTGAGTTATCATTCATGAGTTACTGCCTTCACTGAGGTGAAAGTTGAATCGATATCGATGTTTTTGAGCCCTTCTCTTTGAAGCATTCGTAACAGGTTGATTTTATTCGGTTGGGGTGCAGGTGTTTCGAGCTGGTGCTCAATTTTCTTGATTTGATCTCCATTGAGCCTGGAGATGTCCAGGTGCATAAGTTTCCAATTGTTTCTTACGTGTCTCTCGTTGTTGATGATTTCTTTGAAAAGTCCCATGTTTGAGGTCTGTGATTGCCTCTTTGCGCTATCAATGACTTCGTTGACGCTGACGTGCTTATCTTCGGCTAGCTCAGGAAACTTTTTCAGAAGAGTTTTGAATCCTGCACCTTTGACACCAGGTATTGCGTCAGACACATCACCAGCGAAACATCTTACAGTCGTCAAGTTTTCAGGATAGACACCAAACCTTTCTTTGACTTCCTGCTTTCCAACCAGCTTTTTCTGATTCAGTGACCACTGCGACACTCGATTGTCTATCAATTGATAGAGGTCCTTGTCTGATGAAACTACCACAATGTCGGAGTTTGGAAATTTGTATTCACAAATATAGGCAATCACATCATCGGCTTCTGCGCCTTTGGCAAAAAGCTGATTTACTGGTAAGTTTTTCAAAGCCTCAATTGTAAGAGCGACCTGGTTATTGTGATTTTCTTGCGTGTCAGGTATATCACTTTCGTAGTATCGATTGACACTTCTTGGTCGCCTTCCGCCTTTGTAGGTTCCTCCACTGATGTCCCTGCGTTTTTGATTTCCGCCTTCTTCCCAGACGACAAGAATCTTAGATGGTCTGAACTGATTACACAGAGGCCCAATAGATTTGAGGAACCCCACGAGACCGCCGGCTGGTTCACCGTGTTCGGTCATCGTGGGGTTCGCACAAAAATGCCTCATGAAACAGTTGAGCCCATCAAACACAAGAATGGGCCTGCCCTGTGAGGTCATGCATCACCCCTCAAGGCTCTCAAGTGCTTCATTACCGGCTTCTGCCAAAGTAATGATTTCCTCGTAAGATTCTTCATCAACATCAACGCCAGATGGTGTAAATAGGGTCCTCGTCATGGCTCGATCAAACAAAGGATCAACCCATTGAGCATCTTCCTTCAAAACATCCTTGAAATCTGTCTTATGGAACTTACGCTGATAAACGAGTTCTCCTGTCGTAGCATCCACAACACTGAGTGTCTTCCATCCACCTGTGCCTTCAATCTTCAGAAGCTTGCCATCCTTTTCCAAGGCACCTAGATCGTCACATGATTCACGGACCACATCAAACATCTGTTCATGTTCCACGATACCTTTACCAAAGTGAATCTCGAAGTTACATGAACGGAATGGTGGTGCTACCTTGTTCTTGATGGTCTTTGCTGATACGTGAATGCCGATGACATTGTCCTTGGCATCCTTGATCTGCTGTCCTGCACCGAGTTTGATTCGGACAGAAGCGTGGAACGGAATAGCACGGCCGCCAGGAACTGAGGTAGGATCACCGTGCATAACACCGATTGCTGTACGAATCTGATTGAGACAGATCAGCAGGACGTTCTGGTTTGCAATGACGCCAGTAATCTTGCGCATTCCCTTGGAAATTGCACGAGCCTGAAGGCCGATAGAATCCTTGTCGTAATCACCAAGAAGTTCTGCCTTCGGTGAAGATGCAGCAACTGAATCCCAAATGATGGTGACAGGCACGTCCTTGTTCATTGCCTTGGCCTTCAGAATGGTGGACTCAGCAATTGAAAGAACTTCCTCAGTACAGTGAGTGTCGATGTAAACAAACCGCTTGGAAATGTCCACACCTAACGCTGCCAAGTTTTCCACTGATGTCGCATTCTCAGTATCAATGTAGACAACGATACCACCCATCTTCTGGGTTGATTTTGCGAACTGGGTCGCAATGTGTGACTTACCGATAGATGGTGGACCAAAAATCTCAATGATTCGACCTTCAGGTGCACCGCCGTTGTTTCGATTTGCGATGATGTAATCCAACTGACGTGAACCGGATGAGATCCAGCGCTTTACGTGTGTTGGCGATAGATCAGTTGATAAGTTGTATGCGATCTTAGATCCATGTTCCTTGTTCAATGAAGAAATGAGATCTGCGGTAAAATCTTCAACTGCGTCTCTTGTCTGGGATGACGCGACTGCGTCAAGTTTCTTGCCTCTGGCCATGTTACCTCCTGTGCTTATTGTATTCGATGAGAGAGAAAAAGAACAATGCCCGTAGGAACTTTGTTGCTCCTACGGACACGTTCAGTTACAAGTTTGATTTACAGGTCGTCAAGCTCTGCGAAAGCATCGTCAAGCTTCTTTGAACTTGAAGGGGCCTTCGTTGGGGCCGAGTCATCGTCGTCATTGCTGGCACCACGAGTAGTGCCAGATGACTCAAGTGAGGAACCCGGATTGATCCAATCGTTGAGCAACTTCAACAACTCATCGTATGACTTCTCGCTGTAGATGTCATCCAGGTTGGGAACGCTGGCCAACCACTCCTTGGCCTTGCTGGGATCCTCGTGAATGGGTGAGGGGTTCGGACGAGGACGAACGGTGGTGTCGGCAAACTGCTTGCCTGCCGCCTTCTCACAGGTGACCTTGATGTCGTAACCCTTCTTCAGGTCCATGATGTCGCCGTAATCGGCATCCAACATCACATTGTAGAGGTCCTGCATTACGGTCTTGCCGAAAGACCAGATACGGACACCCTTGTCCTCCTCACCACGAACGATGACGGCACCGAATGCTCGCATCTTGGGGTAAAGCTTCTTGGCCAGCTCGTAGGAATCCTTGTTATCGTCTGCACGTAGCTTGGTGATCAGCTCCTGGAATGGATCCGGCTTGCCGAACTGGTAGGGAGCCAGGAGTCCTGAATTGTTACCGACACCGTAATAGAACCAGAGGTCACGAAGACCGCTGCCATCCGATGACTTTGCTAGGGGGAGGAATCGAACGGTGTAGGTCTTGCCCTCTTCCGGGCGCCACATTACGTTCTTCTTGCTGTTCTTGCCGGAAAGGTCTGCCAACTTCTTACGGATTGCGTCTGCGTTAAATGCCATGATGTTAAATCTCCTTGTGTAGTCAAATTTGCAAATATGCCTGTTTGGTTTGCCTTCAAATCAAATTGGTAACTTGCTTTTTGTATAGTATACTTCTCAATGTTAGTGTTCAAATGTATGTTTATTTGCTTAGCTTATTCAGTTTTGTCTTCTTTGGTTTTGCTCTGCCGTAACCTGAGGATGCTGCCATCCAAGCAGGTTTTCTTTTTACACCCTTGTTAGGGTGCGTAGGACCGGTACCAAGAGGCGTTGTTACTCCTGCTACTGCTCCTGCTACAGAAACCTCATCAGTTTTTTGTTCAGCATCTGCAGTGTCAACTGAAAAATCAGGCTCTACAAGCAGGTCATCTTCCCTGTCAGGTATGTGAGCCTCTTCTTCACCGTGGTCTTTCGACTCTAAAAGAGATGCTAAAATAAATTGTTCGAGCAGTTTCTGCATGTGCTTAAGTATCTAGAAAAGGCGACAGGTGACAAGATTTCTCCTGCCACCTGCCAAAAAGAAACACCGATATCTCAGTGCTTAGCCTTCTTCTTAGCTGCCTCAGCCTTGGCCTTCTTCTCAGCGGCTTCCTTAGCCTTCTTCTTAGCTGCCTCATCCTTGGCCTTCTTCATTGCTGCTTCTTTGGCCTTCTTCTCGGCGGCTTCCTTAGCCTTCTTCATTGCTGCTTCCTTATCTGCTGGCATATTGTCCTCCTACTAGTAGTTTAAGTTTTGCCAATCAATCTTACTCAGCTCTTGGCACTAGCCTTGAGCTCGTTATCCGCTAGACACTTGCAGGCCTGCATCATGTGTGACAGAACGTGTCCATCCCTAGCGTAAAAGCGATTTTCCTCATTGTGAAATCCGCTGGATGTAAGTATAGCAATCCATTCGTTCGTATCCAATTTCAGGCCAAATTTTGCAGCAAAATATAGGGTCCTGTGTACAAATGCCATCTTTTCGCACTTTTCATTGTACTTATAGTTCTGCCCTAACTTCTCCACATGCCAGGCAGAATCCTGCGGAATTAACTGGTCATTTTCATCATCACCCAATTTTCCTAACTCGTGTATCAGCGCAACACGAACCAGTGACTTTTGTTCAACTGCTTCGGCAAACATCTTGCTCTTTTTTGCAACTCGAAGCGCGTAATCAACCAAACCTCCGGCGTAACCGCCTTCTGGTGCAGTCTGTCCTCGAGGTGCCACAGCTAAACGCGGTCCCAGTGCAGAATCAATCTTGGTGGCACATTCTTCATCGAAGTACTTGCCAATCAACCCAATGTACTTTTGGTAACTTTCAATGATTTGTTCGTCAGTTTTCATGAAATAAGTGTATCAAGAAAATCAAATTTGTTCAAAGCCCCGATGATCTTATGACTATTGTTGTGTCATTTTTGGACACATTTTCTATCATCAACCTATTTTGAATTTTTAGCATTCCTGCATTGTAAGCGCCTATCAGGGTAAGATGAATGTACACTGCGGCGTTTCTTGCAGAAACCCCCTCACCAGAAACTATGTCTTTGTCTTGTGTGGAAAGCTTGATGGGCACAACGATAGAATTTTTGCCAACAACTGGTGTTGCATACAAAGCTGACATCAAAGGAGACTGAAATGCCTGCAAAAGAATTTGATTTGCTGATGCGATGTCATTTTTTGAGTCTGATGGCTTCAAAATATTGAGCCTTGCCATCAAAGATTTGCTACGTGTTCCAACTGCCGATGAACTATTGATAACCTGAGAATAGGGAACATCTGCGTCTTTTTTCAACCCTCTAATTGCATCGCTCCATCTTCCAGGACCTGGGTTCCACAAAATCATTTTTGAAGCGGAATCAAGTGGAACCTGCTTCTTGTTACCTGTTCCCCTGTCATCGACTGAATTTGGCTTGGCATCTGTTTTTTCTATCAAGATGCTTTTGACTGCTTTTGTAAACATTGAATCGAAGTTCTTCATTGACTTAAATAGGTGACAATCTTTCAATTTTCACAGGCATTCGATTTTGATTCCATGTGATGGAATTTGCTTCCTGCTCAAACTTTTGCAGTACATCCGGATGAACATCCACAATCAACGCATCGTGAATGACAAACAGCGGACGTATGCCGGCTTGAAACTTTGAACAGAGTTCTGCAAACAGCAGAGATGCAAGTTCAGCGGCAGAAGATTGCAGAAAGTGGTTCGTCCTAATTCTGGGGTTCTTTGTTGCCTCCCTTAGGGGTCGACCTAAAATGTTCCTGACTACACCCTTCTCTGCCTGTTCGGCTAATTTTCTTTCAAGATTATCGACTCGAAAGTGCGCCCTAACAAAAGAAACTGACTTTCTTGCCCTTTCTCCATAAAGTGCAACCAAAGTTGCAAGTTTAGCTGCCTGTCTATCGATACCAGGAAATTCATCGAGTAGATCAGAGTAGACATCGTCAGGTGCATTTATTTCTGCGAAAAGAAGTGCAACACGAGGTTCTATGGACCTGAAATCGACCGACAGTATTTGACCGCCCTTATATGAACTTTCTATGCACTTTCTCACATCTTGATGAGCAGTAAGAATCATCGGTCCTGATGCCACCTTTGCTCTTCCTGTAAGTGAATCTGACAAATTGTATGTGACCTTGTTAGCAAAACCTGTTTCGTCTGGCAAGAAAGATCTGAGGGCTTTAGAAGTTTCGGAATCTCTTTGCTGCATAAGCTTTTC